ACCCGGCAACGGCTAAACCCATTACTGACATCAGAGCTATGCAACAGGCAGCCAGAGCTAAAGGTAAAAAAGTGCTTTATGCAACTACCGACCAAGAGACTATGGATAAAATGCTTGATGCAGTGGAAACCCAGACGTTTTGCGCTTCTTATGCTGCTGTTGCTTTGGATATCCAAGCTAGGCCCACCGTGGAGGCGCTTAACAATGCGTTACAGCGTAACAACCTGCCAACTTTCAGGGTATGGGATTCATACGTAAATATCGAAAATAAGAAAGGTGAACAGGTTACCGAAAGTGGCTGGGTTGAGGGGAATGTAACATTTACCGTTCAAAGCATGCTGGGAGATATCCAGTATACGGATACTGCAGATGGTTGGGTTACTATTGATCAAAGTGTGAAGTCTTACAGCGATTTCGTACTGGTTAAAGCTTATGCTGAACAGGACCCGATCGGTATGGTTACAAAGGGTATTGCTTATGCTACACCTGTATTGGCAAATTCCGAATCTACCTGGATTTTAAAAACCGTTGCTTAGTCTTCAGTTAAGAAATACAAACCACATGGGAGAAAAGAGGCAAGCATTTGCGGCCCTCCTGGTGCGGAATATAAGAACTCCGTTATCTATCTCATTTAAAGCACTATAAAATGACACTGCTGGAAGCATTTATACATAAATCAGGAGCTGATCAAAGCCAGGCAAATGCGGAATTGTCGTTTGCCGGCTTAACTCCTACTGATCAGTATAATGCTAACGACAAAAAGCAAAAGTGTGATTTATATAAGGCTTTGTTGGCCTTCTTAAGTAGAGATAATGCAGGTGTACATTCAGTAACCGAGGGCGGGTATTCTATCACCTACAATGCTGATAATAAGGGAGACTATTTATCGCGACTTGCAAAAGAAAGCGGATGCAGAGATCTTATTGAATTGTATGGTAAAAATGTGGTGAAGAATAAGTCTTACTTATGGTAGTCCAATATCCTTATACACTCGAAGTTCTTAAACATATCGGCGGCACTTACGATCCGGCCGGAAACCCCATACCCAGCCAAGAGGTTTGGCAGCAATTGGCTAAATGCCGGGATGAAGACGGGAACGGCAAAAAGGTATCATTATCGGATAACACTGTAAATGAATACGCTTTCCTGGTTCAACTTCCTAAAGGTACTGAGGCGGTTCCGGTGGATACTCAAGTTAGGGTAATGGATGGGCAAACCGTTCGTTGTTCCGGTAAGGTTATTTATTCAAGAAAAGATCAACTACATAGCCGGTTATGGGTATAAAGCCAACGTTCGTGCAGGCAGATTTAGATCGCATGCTGCAAAAGGAAGCCGACAGGATTCATCAAATGATCTTAAAAGCATTCATGTATGTCGGTGAGCTCTGCATCACAGAAGCCAGGACCAACAAAACGTATATGGATCAGACCGGTAATCTTACCGCTTCTATAGGATACGTATTAACCTTTAACGGAAGGATTGTACAGGCTGCCGGATTTGAAAAAGATGGCGGGAACAGTTCTGCCGGAACAGGTAAAGTAACAGGCCGAAACCTGGCAGATAGCATCGCCAAAAATCACACTCAGGGTTATTGCCTGGCAGTGGTAGCCGGTATGAATTATGCTTATGCTGTTGAGGCCAGAGGTAAGAATGTTTTATCATCTGCCGAATTACTTGCTGAACAGATATTGCCACAACTATTGAGAGACTTGAAACTTGCAGCATGATAACGCCAATAGAAATAAACACCATTATGTACCAGGTAATAAAGGCCAGCCCTTTAGCACCTGCAGTAAATGGTAAGGTTTACCGGGATAGGCGACCTAATAACTCGAAAAAGGAAGACGTGGTGACGAATGTGGTGACCATGACCGGCTCTTTGAGTATCATCCAGGATGCAGTGTGTAACATAAATATTCATGTTCCATCTATTGATATCGGGGATGGACCAATGCCGGACAGTGCAAGATTCTCACAACTATCATCTATAGCAGCACCAGTATTAAAATTCGGATCAGCATCACATTTTACTTTTTACACGGAAAGTATTGATCTGGTCCCAGAGCAAAATAACCAGGAATGGTTTCTGAATTTCAGAATAAGATTCAAGCAACACAATAACATTAACAATTAAATTAAAATAAAGCCATGGGACAAGTAACTAACGGCATTGACAAAATTGAAATTACCGAAGTAGGCACCAACAACTGGCGGACCCTCGGTTATACAAACATAGATTCTGCATCGATCACCGAAGAAGAGGGCACAACCACCGACTTTAATGTTGAAGAGCTGGATAAGCCTCTGTTTTCTCGTTTCATTCCCGGAAAATCAACCTTAAATTTTGATATTGCTGACCCTAATCTTCAGGCTTTCCTTGAAGTATTTGGCGGTACTATCGTAGGTGTTGGCGATGCTGCTAAATGGCAAGCTCCGAGAAACTATGTTCAAAAGGAATTTGCAGTGAGGGTTACACCTCAAATCGGTTATATCATGCTGTTCAATCGCATGTTGTTCAAACCTCTTAAAAACATTGCATTAGGTAAAAACAACCTGGCGATGATCACCGTTAACGCGGATATGCTGGAACCGACAAATGTCAATACACCTGCGTTCGAGATTGGCGGCAAGGTATCTGAGCAAGGTAGCACCGGATCCATGATTGCGCAAACGATCACATTCGGACCAATCCCCAACCAGGTTACCGGCGCAACATATTTAATGGCAGCAACAACCACAAGCGGATTGCCGGTGACTTATCAGTCTACCAACCCGGCCGTTGCAACGGTTAATGGTGCTGCTGTAACGGCCGTTTCTTCCGGTACAGCACAGATCATCGCTACCCAATCCGGTAATACTATGTATTCCGCCGCGCCCCCGGTGGTTCAAGAAATTGATGTCACATAGTTATTCGGATAATCCATTTTTTACAAAGCTCCTTGCCTTACAGCGGTAAGGAGCTTTTTTAATAAATAAAGTATCATGTCAGAGCAAAATCAGAATACAGAACAAAATAATATTAACCTGGAACAGGTAGAAATTGACGCGCTCCTGGATCGCGGTGTGGAATTGCAGGTAGGTAAAGAAACATTTACCATTTATCGGCCATTCGGTGGGCAGCTGGATCTTCTCGCTGAATGTTTGCTGAATATGGAGCACGACACGGAAGAATTTGACCAGAATTCAGACCTGGAAGCACAAAAGCTTGTAAAGAAAACAATCCGATGGATGGCACGGGCTATTGCGATCATGATATTGGGTCAAAAATGTGCGAGGATTATCAAAATACCTTTTCTGAATACAGTATTATCAGCCAGGGTAAATGAAAAGCGGATCAACAAAATGACTGATTTCATCCTTTGGAACATGACCACTAAAGATGTGGTTATGTTTTCCCAGAACCTGGTGCAACTTACCGGCATTGTGGATTTTATATTCTCTATCAGATTAACACTAAAGATGACGAGGACGACCAAGCCGAATCTGATAGAGAAAAACCAATCCAAACCGGCTTAAGGTCTTTATATGGTTCCCGGGGAAGTATCATGCACCATTACGGGTGGACCTGGGAATATTTGCTTTGGGGTATAAAATGGCACATAGTTGAAAAGACAATGATCGATGCTCCAGGTTATAAGTACCCGAAGAATGGTGAAAAAGGCAAAGATGATAAAAGCAGCGATAAGGCCCCTAAGGCTCAAAACACATCATCATTACGTGCATTCCTAAATAAGAAATTAGATGAACAATAATAACGGTGCGATCTCTTTCAGGGCGCTTTTGGATACTAAGGATTTTGAACAAGGCCGATTTAAGATTGAAAGCCAGCTCAAGAGCTTGACAAGCATGGCAGACCAGGAAGCAAGCAAATTTGATTCAATCTTCCGGCGTACCGGCCAGGCGGTGGCCGCTTACCTCACATTTGATGCCGCCCGCAACCTGGTAGGGGATATCGTAAAGGTACGGGGTGAATTCCAGCAGCTTGAGATTGCTTTTACAACAATGTTGCAAAGCAAGTCAAAGGCCGATGGGTTTATGCGCGAATTGATCGACTTTGCGGCCACTACTCCTTTCGATCTAAAAAGTACCGGTGCCGCTGCAAAGCAATTGCTTGCATACGGTTCTGCAGCTGAATCTGTAAAAGGAGAATTGACAATGCTGGGAGACGTTGCGGCGGCACTTTCTGTACCTATTGGGGAATTGGTTTACCTGTACGGAACATTGAGATCACAGGGCCGGGCCTATGCTGTCGATATCCGGCAGTTTGCCGGTCGGGGGATTCCGATATATGCCGAACTTGCCAAAGTGCTAAAGGTGGGTAAAGATGAAGTTAACGCCCTGGTGGAAGCGGGGAAAGTTGGATTTCCGCAGGTTGAAAAGGCATTCCAGAATATGACCGCTGCCGGCTCAATATTTGGGGGCCTGATGGAGGCGCAAAGCCAATCAATACCTGGTAAAATAGAAAGGCTGAAAGATGCCTGGGATCAAATGCTAAATTCCATAGGCAAGGAAGGTGAAGGTGTGATCAACGGTGCCATAGACAGTATTGCCGGTTTGATTGAAAATTACCAACAGGTAGGCATAATCCTTGCCGGGTTGGCCGGAACTTATGGAACTTATAGAGCAGCTATCGCATTGTCAAGCGTTATTACTACAGCACATTTAGGAATAATTGAGAAAGAAACAGCTGCCAAGCTCGCTGCGATTGATGTTACTATAGCTGAAAGGACCGCTGTATTATCAAATATTGAAGCGAAAGCTGCTGAAGCCCTGGCCACTGAGAATCAATATAGGGCTGAATTTGCTTTGCTGGCCGAAAAGGAAGCCGTTGCCTTAGCCACTGTAAAAAGTACAGCTGCTACACTTGCAGAAGCGGAAGCAAAGGTAGCGTCAATAAGAGCTTCCACAGCATTAGGAGCTGCACGGAGACTTGATGCGGCTAATGCAGAATTATCAGCTGCAGCAACAGCTCATTCCGCTGCTACCCAGGAGGCTGAAACCTTGACGCGCAATGTTAATACTAAAACTGTAATCTTAAACAATCAATCCAAAGTGGCTAACACGCTGGCTACTGAGGTAAATACTGCTGCAAATAATTTATCAGCAGTAGCATCCACACGGGCAGCGATCGCTCGAAATGCTGAAACTGCTTCAATATCGGCGATGACTGGCCGGCAGGTACTGGCTGCAATCGCTACAAAGGCATTTGCCACTGCTCAGTCCATTGCTAACGCTACAATGTTAGCCAACCCTTATGTTGCATTGACTGTTGCAATAGTGGGCCTAACAGCCACATTCTGGGGATTGTATGACAGTACCACCGATCAGGAAAGGGCGATCAAAGGCCTGGCAGACTACACAGAAAAGCTCACTAAGAAAAAGGATGAAGCAAGGAGTAGTGCATTTTCGTTGATGAATACCCTGAATAATGAAAATGAATCAATTTTAAAGCAGGTTGCGGCTTACAAAGAGCTGATTGAATTATTACCTGAGCTGCAGGGCAAATCCGTTGAAGAGATAAAAGGTTTGTCGAAAGACGATTTTAACCGGCTTATAGACGCAAAGGCTGTAAAGGACACCAATGTTGAGCTTGAAAACATGAAATCCTTGTTAGAAGAAATAGCAGTAGCCAGAAAAGCTGATGCTGAAAGTGGTGGCAGCCGTTTGACCTCTGTTGAAAATACAGTCAAAAAAGTTAAGGATATTTTCGGTGAGGGCGTGAATACCTGGGGGGCTGCTGTGAAGGTCGTTGAAGATCGAATTGAAGCGATCAACAAAGGCATGCAGGAAGAAGCCCGAATTGCTGCCGAAATTGCAAGCCAAAAGGAATATGAGGGGCTCACTTTGCAGCAAAAACTTAATTGGCAAAACGATGTCATTGCCAAATTAGGTAAAGAAGAAGCCCAGTTGACGACTATACTCCTGGTATCCGGTCAAACTAACAGTGTTTTTGAAAGATGGCAAAATAATTTGAATGGTACTGCATTCGCCCTGCAAGATGTTGCTGCCAGGTTAGCAGCTGCCAGGAATGCAGCACAAGATCTAAATAATCAGTTAGCCGGTGGCGGGTCCTTGAGCGATGTTGACAACCAACTTAAGCAATTGACAGAAGAATGGAATAACCTGTCTGCTGCAGAGAGGAAAGCACAGCGTGCAAGTTATCAGTCCCGAAAAGATGCTTTGGATAAACAAAAGCAAGAAGGTGAATTGACTACCATAAAAAAGCCTTCCACCAAAAAGAAGAAGCAAGAGGAAAAGTTTCTTGAATCTTCAATCAAATGGTATGAAAAGGAAATCCAGAAGTTACAAGACCGTTTGGACCGTTTGCCCGTGATCCCGTCCAATATGGACAAAGTAAAGGATATTCAAGATAAAATATTTGCCCTCACTAAGGCCCGCACTGAAGCAGAAAAGGCAATTGAAATCCGTACATGGCAGGAGATGATGGATGAAAAGCTGAAAATGTACCACACTTATGAGGAAGCTTTGCGGATCGCTGAGGAAAATGACAAAAATAATCTTACCAATGGATCCGTCCGGACCGCTGCCGATGGTAGCCAGGTAGAGGTATTTGATGCCAGTGAACAGGTGAGCCAGGTTGATAAGGTAAAAGCTGCTTATGCCGACTTAACCCAATATGGCGAATCAAGGCTTGATTTCCTTATAGCAGAAAAGAAGCGAATCGATGACATTGTGGCTTCCGGTGAAGCAAACTATAAGGTTATTGAAAAGCTGGTTAAAGTTCAGACTGAACTTGATGTATTGCAAGGCAACTCAACGCCGGTTGAATCATTCCGAAAAGGAATTGATTCTATTACTGCCAGCATAAAACCTTACTCTGAAATAATTGCAAGCCTCAAGGGTGAACTTGAAGATTTGGAATCCAACACCCCAAATGTTTTAAAGTCTACTTCTGATTTTGTTGAGAAACGCAAAATATTAGTCAATGCAATATCTGATATCAATAAAAGAGGTTCAGAGGAACTATCCGGCTATCTGGTGCAACTGGCCGGATCTGAGCAGAAGCGCGCTGCAATTGTATTGAAATATGAGAATCTGATTAATGAAGCCAGGGTAAAAGGTTTGGAAACTCTGGATATTGAGCGCGAAATGCGCGAGGAACTGGCGGCTTTTGAAACTGAAAAGTTTAACGCCCAAAGAGGTGCCGCCGAAATTATTCAGGCGCAAACCCTTAAGGACCTTAAAAAGGAAGAAATCAGCATAAGGGAGCAAATAAACGCACTTATTCAAAAGGGATATGGTAATACCCTTGAAGTTGTACGCCTGCAGAAAAAATTGAAGGATAACCTGGGCATGCAGGGTGATACGGTTTATTCTAATACAATGATGTGGGTTCAGGCATTAGGACAGGCCGGTCAAAGCTTATCCGACCTTGAAGGGACAGCCGGAAATATTGGGCAGCTATTTTCAAATTTGGCTCAATCAGTACAGAACTTTAATCAAATCGCGGCCAATACAAAGGCAAATAATGGTAAAGTTGGTGCTTCTGATTATGCCGCAGCCGCCCAAAGTGCCGGTTCTCTGATCAGCATGGTAATTGGTGCCGCCCAACGCCGGAAGGCCAAGAGAAAACAAGAGGAAGCAAATACACTGCAAACCCAACTGGATTTGAATAAAGCTTTGATTGAGGAAGTCCGTTTAAGGTCGCAATTATCTGAAAGTGTATATGTAACGGATTACTATGGCCGAATAAAAGACAGTATTGAAGCTATGCAAATGGCTTCCGTGAAAGCTTTTGAGGTCATGCAGAAATTAAACGATGTCGGTAAAGCTAAGAACGGAACGAGAAATAAAATTGATTGGGGTGCGGTTGGTGCTGGTGCCGGTTCAGGTGCTGCTATTGGTGCGGTAGCCGGTGGCGGGGTTTTCTCCTGGTTAGGTGCCGCTATAGGTGCGGTAGGTGGGGCCTTAGTTGGACTTTTCGGTGCAATGAAAAAGGATGCCAGGTACAGCGGTCTATTTGAAATATACCCAGAATTGATATCCCAATCCGGGGAGTTTAATGAAACGCTGGCTAAAACCTTACTTGCCAATGAACAATTGGATGATAAAACAAAACAGTACCTGCAGAATCTCATCGATATCAATGAAGAATGGAAAGCGGCTGATAAGGCGATCACTGATATTATCGGTGATTTAACCGGTCAGATGGGCGGTGAGCTCAGGGATGTACTTGTACAAGCCTTTGAGGATGGCACTGATGCTGCACATGCTTTTGCTGATGTAGTGGAAAAAACGCTACAAAACGCACTGGAAAACCTTATTTATTCGGCTGTGTTCTCTGATGTATTCAAAGAACTTCAAGATCGATTGAAGGGATCATTAACCGGTGGGGCTTCATTCCAGGAGCAATTTGCATGGTTTATGGAACAATACGGGGAGCTTAATTCCCAATTCAAGGAAGCAATGGAAGCGGCAAAACAAGCCGGTAAAGATGTTGGCTTTGACTTATGGAATGGTAGCGAGGACCGGGCTAACGGTATGACCGGGGCAATCAAGGGCATCACTGAAGAACAGGCCGGAGTTTTGGCGGGTAATATTACCCAGATGAGGATAAAGCAGGCGGAGCATTCAGAGCTATTTAGGCAGCAAATATTCTTACTGGCTAATATCAGCTCAAACTCAAATTATCTGCCGGAATTAAGCCGGTTGGGGGGCATTCTGCGAATCCTTGAACGAATGGAATCAGATGGCTTTGCAAGATCGCAAGGTTGGCAGTACTAAAAAAATGACGGCTCAATTTTGAGCCGTCATTTTAATTTATAAGTTTGGATTTTGCTTTGTTGAATTCTTCATCCGTAATTATGCCGTCATCCTTTAGCTTTTTGAGCTTCATTAGTTCGTCTGAAATACTGCTGCCGGAAGCTTTTGAGATATTGCCGTATTCTTTCGGCGTTCTCAATTCGCCTTTACTAACTGCCTGTTTTGCGAACACTTTATATTTTTGATTACCTCCGCCTCTTACCGGCAACTTTACATAAAAAATATTATCATCTTCGATCTTATATACAATTGCCTTCTTATAGGAATTGTTTTTATTCATTGCGTTAAAATCATCTTCTGCGCTCTTATTCATAGATGTGCCGGTTGTAAGCCAGTGAACATCTGAAAAGTAGGCAAAGTTGCCATCTGGCTTTGAACCTTCTCCAATCTCGACAGTATCATTTTTTTGAATGATATATCCGTTTTCCAATACGATTTGCTTTTGAGCATTTGCCATTAGGCCCATCATGACCATAATGATTGAAATTAAATATCTCATTGATTGATTTTAAATGTTATTGGTCAAAATTATATAATATATCCGGTACTCCCAACAATGTGATTTAAAATACGGGAATACCAGTACAATACTGAATTACTCTTTATCAATAAATAGTGGTTTTTGCTTATACTTTAATGAGTAAAAAATGAAAGATGCCGGTAACCAACAATATTATACTTGATATACCAATGGATGAGGTGGCAAATTCACCCATTGCTTACGATTTCGGGCCGCAAGGCACACACGCAAAGGTTAGAAATAGCACATTTGTACCCGGCCATGACGGAAAGGCACTCAGGACAGGTCTTACCGGTATCGCAAAAACCCGAAATACACTGATTGAATTGGAGCAGGATTTTACCGTTTCCGTGTTTGTAAGGAATCGGCAGTTCCCCGGTTATGCTGCCCCCCTGGGAGTAACATTTGAATTTGAGATGAATGCGATCAGCTTTATAGACTATCAGTACGATGTGCCTGATTTGGATACCTGGGTGCATTGGGTATTCGTTAAGACGCCAACCGGAGCAAAAATATACAAGAACGCTGTCCAGGTTGCAACAGTACCCTTTGGAGCAACTGATTTAACCGCCTGGGCAATTAAGCAGTTAATCCCAGAGGTTGATAATGGCTTTACTTATACATTACCAATGACCTTTAGCACGGCGGTGGCTACAGGATTCACTACAGCTGATATTGATTCAGTGTTGATTTACGATAGGGCTTTGACAGATGAAGAAATCAGACAAATTGATGTGCCGGAAGCTAATGTAATGTACTGGATAGATGACCATAAATTCCTTGATTTTAAGGTATTTGTTGAGGAATCGCACGGCCTTATTGACAGTCTTAGGATTAAGGATCCAGTTAAGGTTGATTGGGCCGGTGAGCATGGTGTAATTGTTGACCTTGAACGGCCCCGTTTCATGCCCCGGGAAATAACCCTGGATTGCTTTTTTGAAAGTGATGGATTTATGGATTTTACCATGCAGATGAATGAGTTTCTTGCTTACTTCAAGGGCAAAGGCACCCACCGGCTAAAAGTTGAGATTGACAACCGCCGCCCGTTGGTTTACGAGGTTTATATGGAAGAAGCCAGCAATATAGACAAGAAATGGCGTGCGGGTAAATTCTATGGTAAATTTTCACTAAAGCTTATTGAATACCTACCGGTGAA